GTGAGAGCTGGCAAGCAGTGTACGCAACATGTGCCATCGCCCACGCAATTGGGCTTCGTATGACCATGTGGCGTGCTGCCCCAGTTCTGGAATGCACAGAGCGGCGCAGCCACTGGCTGGCAGTTTGCGCGCTGGCTCTATTAGGGTTGGGAATGTTCACTAAGAACACTGTCGCCTCACTCCTCGGTCTTTCCGTTGGAGTTTTGACGGCAAACGCCAATGTCAAAGATCTTTCGAATGCAGTGCACAACTCACTCTTTCCAACAAAAACCTTCTCACAGACCGAGGAGCCCGCCCACATCATAAACAATTACGACATGATTCGTAGCGGGGAGGCAGCCGGAACATTGTTCGCGGAGCTGCCAATTCCTTTTCAGTTGCGCCCAAGCACCCGGGGGGACGGGGAACGTCACAAATGTACTTTCAGCCAACGAGTTTCGGACCTATCCCCCGGCCAAACTGCGGTGGTGCTTGGGCAACCTCTCTTGGCTATGCTTGGGCCTACCGGTCCTGCTTGCCCAAAACTTCCCGAACGGGCCTACTCATCCTCGGGCCCGTCCCTTTCGGCGCCAACTTCCACACCACCGTTGGCGACCGCAATTCACTCCTCGGTTCAGTCATCAGCCGGGTCCTCCTTCTTGATCGTGAACCCAACACACCCAAACCAAACACTTTCATCGACTCTAGGATCATTTTGGAAAAGTTTCAAGACTTCAGTTGTAGCGACAAGCTCACGCCTTGGAGCTTCGATTACTGGGTTAGCCGATTCAGTGCATCCCAAAGAGGTAATCTCATCCATGTCAAAAACTGCATTAGCCACGGTCGACCATGTCCTAGAAACAAGCGTACAATATTTACAAAAGGTGAAAAGAAATCAATCCGTGGCCAATTCCACTATCCAAGCTGGGGCACAGGAGCCGGAGTTTGCACTCCCGAACATGTCGATGACAGAAATATCACCGCCTGCACTGACGAAGACAAAGTCAGGCTCGGGCCGTGGTGTTGTGCCCTCGCCCAGCGAATCGCCAGTTTATGGAGCTTCAAGAACTGGCTCTTTTTCGACCTCGACGCAACAGATGATCAGATTGGAGAATGGTACACAAGCAAATATCGTCTCCATGGTGAACAGTGGGCCTTCGAACTCGATTGCTCCAGAATCGATGCCAGTCACAGAGAGCAAACTCTCGCCCTGGCCTTCTGGATCTTTCGACGACTTGGCCTGCCCCAGTCTGTCATCCACAGACTCAACGACCAGCTCAACAACATTCGTTCCACTAGCCGAAGTGGTGTTGCCTTCATTCGCCGACCGTTTCTCCAGTCGGGGGTGCCCAATACCACCATCACAAATACCGTTGCCGTTGCCGCCGCTTTCACAGTCGGGCTCATTAGATCCGGCGGAATTCCAGGAGTAGACGGCTGCTTAATGGTTAAGGGTGATGATTGTTTCGGCTTTCTTAATCCAAAATTTGTCGAGGGGGTGCGTCAGTCATTTGTCGAATTTGGTTTTGTCCCAAAGATCAAGTCGGGTCACCCACAAGTTGAGCATTCTTTCTGCAGCAACGTCTTTTATCCCGTTGATGGTGGGTTTTCCCCAGCACCAACCTTGAGAGCATTGCGATCAATGTTTGTTTCATACACACAGGTTCCACCGCATGCATATCGTTCGCACATTTTGGGTGTGTGTTTAGGCTTACGTCACATTGTCAAGAAAATACCAATTTTTCACCAAGTCGTTGAGCTAGTCATATCACAAATTCCACGAAAATATGACAAATACTTTCATGCTGCAGAGAAAATCACAAAGGTCAAATTGATTAAGTCAGAAGCTGTTTGTCCGCCCACGCGCGCTGCTTATCAATTTGTTGCAACGCAGCTGCACCTTTCAATCGCCACCGTTGAAGCAATTGAACGCGACTATTGCGCAATGGTGCGCGAAGCATATGGTAGAGACTGTCCAGCTTGTGTGGTTTGGTCACCTCTTGTCTCTATCTTCAACCATGCTATAGAGGAAGCACTAATCACATAAGCACAAGCGGGAGGCGGGGTCTTTAAAAATAGCCGATTCCCAATTTTGTGCTTACGCACCTTATGGACC